CAGAGCGCTTCCGATACCACGCCGGACGCTGGATTGACACGGGGGACCAGCCGAGCAATAGGCCCCCCGTCCCATGACTGTGAGCACCGCTGCGTGGCTCGTTCTGGCCCTGGTGATTCTGCTCGGATTGGCCCTCAACACGGTCCCCCGGCCGCGCAGGAAACCATGAGAATCCCCAGGGATTCAGCGGACAGCGGTGCGGCGCCCGAGGCCCGAGCCCGGGCCGCAGCGGACACGGTCGCGGCGGGGCAGCGGCTGCAGCGCGAGGCCACAGCCCGACACCCGACGCACGCGGGAACAGGCGCAGAACCGCGCGGAACGCCCGCGCAGACCGGGGTGCGTCCGCAGCCTGTGGACCCGCGTCAACGCGGCCGCGTGGCGCTGGCGTGGGGCCGTCGCGGGGGCAAGGCGTGGCGGCTGCAGCAGGAGATGAACCGGCTCCAGAGCATGGCGCTGGACGGCATCTACGGGCGCCACGAGGACGTTGACAAGGTGTAGCGGCCTGTAGCAGGCTGTCGCATGTCCACTACAGCCATCCGGGTCAGCGCCGAGGCGTATCGGCGGCTCAAGCTGCTGGGCTCGAAGGAGGGGCGCACGATGACCGTGGTCGTGGACCGGCTCCTGGGGGTGCCAGCAGCGCCGTCTGAGGATGGGCCGGTCGAGCCCGTGCAGGTCCAGGCGAAGGCGCGGGTGGCTGCGGTCAAGCGCTTGGCGCGCCAGACGCGCCAGGAGCCTGGGCCGGATGCTCCGGTGCGGGACACGACGTCGGTGCCCCTGGCGACCCTGAGCGATGAGGAGCTGCGCGAGCTGGAGCGGCGGCTGCCAGACCAGCGGCCGACGGTGACGCGGCAGCGGCCCGAGCTGTTGCCTGTGGGCCCAGGTCCAGGACATCTCGGCCCGACCACGCCAAGGCCCGACCCTGATGCGCTACAGGGTCAGCTCTGCAAGTACTGCGGCCACACGAGGTGGGCGCACGGAACGCTCGGGTGCTTCGGGACGTGCGCGTGTTCGCAGAAGCGGTTTCGACCTGTCGGATGAGGCCCATGCGTGAGGCACTACGCATTCCCAACCCATCCAGAGAGAAGTGAAAGCGAAAATTCGCCCAGGAGGCACGAACGACGGTCGGGTCAGGGGTAAGTAAGGGCGGCGGCGCGCGTTGAACCTGGGCCATCCTGACGCGATTACGGGGCTGTTGAAAACTCACGGAAAGTGTGGAAAAGCTGTGGACAACCTGTTGAAAACATTTCGCAAAGAGGCCATTGCAATCCCCAAATCAGGGGGGGTCCACGACTGTGAGTGACCCGCAGAGCCCTCGCGAGGCGGCGCTGACCGACCTTTTAGGTCAGCTGGCCCTGTTGCGGGCGTTAGCGAGCGGGCTTCCGGCGGTGTCGGCGGTGGAGGCCTACCGCGCGTTGGATGCGGCGCACCTTGCGGTGGAGCGCTACGCAGCGCTGTCCAGCCCGAGGGCGGCGTCCTATCGGCCGGTGGACGAGTGATGGAGGGAGCCTGGGATGGCGCGATGGACGAGCGAGATGGTGGTGGTGCCGGGGCCGGAGGGGCGTCGGGACGTGTGGCGGTTCTTCTACTTGGAGAGCGCGCACACGCTGCGGGTGAGCCGGTTCGAGCGGCAGGCGCGGCCGACGGCGCGGCACAAGTGGCGGGCGGTGGCGACGTTTGACGCGTATCGGCGCGGCGGCGACATTCCCTGTCCGCCGGTCCCGCCTGAGGTGCAGGCGCAGGCGGTGCTGCAGTTCACGGTGGACCTGACGGTGACGCCCTGGCCGGAGCGCTGATGCTGGACCTGCTCGGCGTCTATGCGGTATTGGCGGCCTTGCGGGATACCATCCCGCTGCCGGTCGTGGTGCGGCCCTATCCCAAGGAGAGCTGTGATGCCGTTGAAGGTGATTGTGCCCGCCCCGGCGGAGCCGTTGAAGACGTTCCGGTGGACGCCGGAGGGGATGGTGGCGGACGAGAACGGGACGTTCGTGAGCCGGAACTACCTGGAGGTGCTGACGCTGGTGGCGCGGATGTCGGGCAACGCCATCGCGGCCCTGGAGGCGGGGAACGCGGACGCGGCGGAGCAGCTGCGGCGGCTGCGGCAGATAGTGCCCCAGCTGCCGCTCCAGCTGTAGACGACGAGACTCAGCTGTAGTAGGCTCTGCCGTGGACTTCCTGCAGGGCGTCGTGGTGGGTGTGTTACTGGTGTTGGCGGTGCAGGAGTGGTGGGACGCGCGGCGGGAGGCGTCTCGGTTCGGGCGTGGTAGTCGTCTAACGCGGAAGGAGCCTGAGCGATGAGCCAGCGATACGGGATGGGCGACGTGCGGACATGCGGGGCGCGCATGGCCCGGGTGGACCTGCACCCGGACGGGCTGCACGCGGCCTGGATAGCGGTCCAGGGTGGCCGCTGGGTGCCTGCTCTGGTGGGGACGGTGGCCCAGGTGCGGCAGGCGGCGTGGCGGTGGCTGCACCCTGAATGGACACACCGATGAGCGAGCCGGGGACGTTGCTGGTGAGTGTGTATCTGGGCGGCCGGGCGCATCAGGTAGCGCGGCCTGGGGCGTCACCCTGGTGGTATGACGCCGTGGTGGCGCTGGTGACGCAGCTCCCCGACCAGACGCAGGCCGAGGACATCCACGTAGACCGGCTCGTGGACCTGATTCAGCATAGCTTGGCGCATGGCGGCTGCAGCAACTGCGGCGGCCTCCCGCACACGACCACCTGCCGGGTGGGGCGGCTCGCGGCGGCGTTCCAGGGGCCCGCGCTGGTGACGCACACCGAGGATTGCCGCAAGGTGCGGTGCCGGAACACGAACGACGCCATCTGCGCCCTGTGCGCTTGCACCTGTCGGCCCTCGCATCCCCCGGACCAGGACAACGGGCTGCGGGCGTCGATGCAAGACGTGTATCGGCAGGCTGGGACGGTGCTGTCGGTCCTGGAGGACAAGGCCGAGCCGACCACGAACGAGCGCGCGGAGATGGCGATGCTGCGGCGGTGGCGGGAGCGGTTAGCGGTGGGGCTGCCGGTGCAGGTCGAGGAGCGGCCGCATGCGCCTGACTGTTCACGGATTGGGAAGCCGTGCCTGTGCGAGCTACAGGGCCGACGGCCGCCCCAATGACGCCCCGGCCCGAGGTCGGCACGGCCACGGTGCGCCGCGCCCAGACCGACGGCGAGTGGGTGCAGCCGCAGCGGCGCGGGTTCGAGTTGGAGTGCTGCGACTGCGGGGTGGTGCATCGGGTGAACTTCCGCTTGCGGGCGGGCAAGGTGCAGTTCCAGGCGTTTCGGGACGCGCGCAAGACGGCGGCGACACGGCGCGCCCGGCGGCGGCCATGACGCAGCCTGAGGGCGACTACGTGGTGGGGCAGCGGGTGTTCTACGTGCTGCCCAGGTCCCCGAAGCACGGGCGTCCGGCGATGGTGTTCTGGAGCGGCACGGTGACGCGTGTGGGGCCGACCCGGGTGTCCATGGCGCTGGACGGGGAGACGCGCCGTCGGGCGGTGGCGCGGTGGTCGTTGACGACGACGGCGTTCGAGGGGGCGACGGTGCGCGGGCTCGGGGTGGACGGGCTTGGAGCGGAGGAGTAGATGGGCGCGACGCCGCTGGCGATAGCGATAGACAGCCTGGAGCACGAGTGCCGCAAGTCGTGCCGAGACGACACCGACGACGGGGCGTGGGTGTTCACCCAGGAGCCGGAGTGTCGGCTGACGTGCCCGTTCGCGAATCAGGTGCGCGCGGCCCTGGCGCCCGACGTCCGAGCCGAGGCTGTCGCCGTCGCCGCCCAGGCGTTCGTGGACCATGCCAGGGCGGACGCGGCGCCGCGCCTGACGTTGGACGACAGCTATGTGCCGACGCCCCGGCCCCCAGGCGCGCTTCCCGCGCTGGCGCCGCAGGGGTGGCGGTGGCGGCTGGTGTGCAACGCGTGCGGGGCGGTGCGGCATCCGTCTCCGACGGGGCCGGAGTGTGTAGTGTGCGAGCTCAGGAAGGGAGCGAACGGCTGATGGCGGCGACGTATGTTCTCTCGGATACCCACTTTGGCCATGCCAGCATGTTGACGTTCTTGAATCCCCAGGGCCGCCATGTGCGGACGTTCGACAGCGTCGAGGCCATGGACGACCACATCATTCGCTGCTGGAACAGCGTGGTGCGGCCGCACGACCACGTCTACCATCTGGGCGACGTGGCGATGAAGAAGGCGGGGCTGGCCCAGGTGCAGCACCTGCACGGGCACAAGCGGCTCGTGCCGGGCAACCACGACATCTTTCCAGTCACGGACTACTTGGCGGCGGGGTTCGAGAAAGTCTACGGGATGCGGGTCCTGGACGGGTGGGTACTGACGCACCTGCCGGTGCATCCGTCGCAGCTCGGGGCGCGGTTCAAGGGCAACGTGCATGGGCATCTGCACGACAAGCCGTCGCCGGAGGGGCCGTATCTGAACGTGTCGGTGGAGGCGGTCCATTACCTGCCGGTGCCGCTGGAGGCGCTCGACGGGTTGTTGGCGGTGCAGCAGGCGATACGGGCGGAGCAGCAGTTCCGGCAGCACCACGGGCTGGTGGTGACGCCATGAGCCGCCTCGCAGCGCTGATAGAACGACTTGAAACCTATTACGACTTCGAGTGCGCGGGCGGGCCGCTGAAGAACTGTGTCGAATGGCAGCAACTGAAAGCCGCCCTCTCAGCCGGGGAGCCAGCGCTCTTAAGCGACGAGCAGATAGGCTTGAAGCTTGGAATACAAACCGGATGTTGTCACTTCAACGACAACGGGTGGTGTATCGACCACAGTGGCGGTCGGCACACATCGAATTACTGCACTGAGGCGCATATAAAGGCGAGCGACCGCCCGGGCCAGACGCCATGACGGGCCTCCAGGCGTTGCAGTGGCTGTTCCTGGGCCTCCTGGTCGGGCAGGTGGTGTGGTATGCGGTTCTGATTGTCCGGCTGCGGCGGCTGCGGGTGCGGCTCGAAGTCCTGAGCGCGGAGACGGACGTCCTGTTCGAGCGCTACCAGCAGCTGACCAAGCGGTGCCTAGAGTTCTTAAGCGACCCCTACAACCCACGCTGGCGTGACGGCGACATTTTCAAGGGCATCGAGGGGACGTATGGGGGCCGTGGCGGCCAGGGGGTGCATTGATGCTGCGCATCGAGTTCGTGAACGACGGCACGGGGCCGGACTCGGCGGCGAACTACCGGGTGGCGGTCCTAGTGAACGGGAAGGTCGTGGACCAGGGCCGGGTGACGGACCACTACCGGGAGTCGCACTGGACGGTGCTGCTCGCGCGCACGGTGCAGCAGCTGGGGACGCCGGAGGCGCAGGGGATGTGGGGCGGGGACTATCTGGCGCGGGACGCGGCGCGGCTCCGGAACATTGTGCGGCTGCTGCAGGAGGACGCCGTGGTGCTCCAGCGGGACCTATTGGCCCGAGTCGAGTGGCAGCGGCAGGCGGAGGCAAAGCAGCGCGAGCAGGACGAGGCGGTGGGGCACCTGTGCGCGTTGCACGCGGCGCACCTGGAGGCCGAGGTGAAGCGGTTGCAGCAGGCGAACGAGAAGGCGGGCGAGCACGTTGGGTCGCTGATGCACATGCAGCGGGTGCGGGAGCAGGAGCTGGCGCACGCGCACAAGGTCATCGAGACGTTGCGGGCGACGGTCGAGGGGCACGGGCACCGGACATGAGCGACCCTGAGAGCCGCCTCGCGGCGCTGATTGCGGCAGCCGCCACGGACACAGAGTTAGGGCGCATCGCGCGGCTGTTCCTAGACGTGCTTAATTCGAGGGCCGCCCTCTCGGCCGACGCACGCGCCGAGGCACGCGCCGTCCACCCCTCTGAGCATGTGGCGGCGCTGATAGCGAAGTGGCGCGCGGAAGCCGACGCGTCAGACGAAGTAGTAGACGCTGGCCAAATGACTCAACAAGTCGCTTGGCACGCCCAAGGGTGTTCGTTCGAGGGCAGGCTATGCGCTGACGAACTAGAGGCCGCGCTCGCCGTCCCGGTGTGTCCAGCCTGTGGGTCGTCAGACAAGTTGAATGATGCCTACCTGCGTCCAGCCATGTTGTGCCGCGACGAATGGCACCAGCAACCAACTGTTGCCCCCTCCGACAGCAGGGAGCCACGGCTCACCGAATGTTGCGAGCGCGAGATTGACGGTAAAACCGACCGCTACTGTCCCAAGTGCGGATGGGAGTGCCGTATCAAGGAGATGGCGTTCGTGGAGGCGATGGACAACCCGCCGCCGCCAAACGACAAACTGAAGGCGCTTGCAGCCTCCGACAGCGGGGAGCCGACATGAGCGAGGTTTGGCGGGACGAGGTCGAGGTGCAGCGACCGCCGATTGGCAGCCGGGTGACGTATCGCACGAAGACGGCGACGCGCGGGTATCTCCTGGTGGTCACCGGGACGGCCACGGTGGTGGCCTGGGGTATGGGGGTGGAGCCGCATTTTCGGGTGGACGACGGCCGGTGCATTCACCCGACGTTGGGCGACACCTGGGAGCTGGTATGAGCGACGCCGACGTGCAGCGGTTTCGGTTGGAGGCGCGGCTGGAGCACACGCCGCCGGGGTTTCCGCCGGTGCCGCTGGCCTACCCGATTCCGGACCCGGAGGGGGACTGGGTGCCGTGGGGGGCGGTGTCCGGTCTACTGCAGCGCCCGCTGGTGTCCGAGTCGCACGCCGCTGACGCACTGACGCGCTACCGGATGGAGCCAGGGCTGGAGCACCACGCGATGAGCGGCCACGGCGGTGACCCGTGCTGCACGCCGAAGGTGGACCGGAAGGGCGAGTGGGTGCAGTGGGCGAGCGTCGAGCGGCTCATCCAGGCGCTCGAAGAGGCGCGCGACGAGCAGGGCATCGGGCGGGACGTGGACCACACGTTCGCGCGGCTGACGGAGCGGCAGCTGACGCTGGCGCAGAAGGAGGCCGAGATGCTGCGGGCCGAGCGCGCGGTGTTCGAGACGCGCACCGTGCGAGCGGAGCGGTCGATGCGGCGGGTGGAGCAGCAGCTGGCGGCGGCGCGCAACAGCATCGAGGTGTTACGGCGTCGCATCGAGTTACAGCAGCGGCCCCAATCGGTGACGGACCAACAGCTTGAAGTGCAGAACCGCAGCCACGCCGAGCAGGTGCAGCACCTCCTGGAGGAGCTGGTGCTGTCGCGCCAGAACCACGCCGGGTCGCAGGCGGCAGCGGAGCGCGAGTTTGCGCGGGCCGAGCGGCTCCAGGCGGCGCTGGTGGACGCGCGGCACCGGTTAGCGGCGGCCGACTTGGAGAACGCGCGCCTCGTGGCGGTCATTCAGGGGCCCACACTATGAAAACGGTCGGAGACGAGCTGCGCGGCGTTGCCAACTTCCTGTTCTCGGTGGCGCGCGAGGAACATGCGACGGCGACACCGGAGCGGCTGGTGGCGTTGGGGTTGGCGTTCGGGGCGGTGATGACGACCGTGGCCGATTGGGCGCCCGGGTTGGAGCACTGGCACCCGGGGCCCCCGGGCGACGAGGGCAGCGACGAGGGCGGCAGTTGAGCGAGCTAGACAACTGGCAGGGCACCTGCGAGGTGCTGGTGCGCCCCAAGCAGGTCAAGGGCGCGAAGAAGGCCCCGACGCTGCGGCGGTGCGAGGGTCCGGCGGTCTTGCGCTACGCGACCATGGGCGGCGGGCACATGCGGATGTGCCGGACGCACGGGGAGAAGCACAAGGCGAGCTGCGAGAAGTGGAGCGGCACCGCGTGGACGAAGACCGGCCGCAACGAGTAGTATATTCACCAGTCATGGGCAAGCATCTGACCGACGCGTCGCCAGAGCCGACCATCAGCACGTCCCCGCCGCGCTACGCGTTTCTGCTCGTGGAATGCGGCGGATGTGGGTATCGACTCCGGATTGGGCGTTGCTGGTCGGTGTTTCGGTGCTGGGCGTGCCAGGGGATTCTGTCGAACCTGCCGCCAGACGAGCGGTTGGAGGCCTAACGTGCCGCGCCGACGACGCGTCTACGTGTCGCAGGGGGACCGGGTGCAGGCGCGGACGTGTCCGGTGTGTCGGGTGGTGCTGGACGGGGCGACGGGGCTGTCGCTGGACCGGGAGCCGAGCGAGCGGCCGGTCCCGAGGCCGGGCGACCTGACCATTTGCGCGCATTGCGCGACGGTGCTGGTGACGACGGCGAAGGGGTTCCGGTTGGCGACCGACGCCGACCTTGCGCCGTTGGACCCGGACCTGCGCCGGTTCTTTGCGGAATACCAGCGACAGCGCCCGGGGCGGGCGTAGAGGGACCGATGCAGAAGATACCGACGCTATTTGTGCGCGACGAGACGGTCAAGGGCCACCCGGTGACGCCGGTGGTGAAGCCGGAGTGCCAGTGGGTGCTGGACGGCGAGGGGCGCGCCACGGGCAAGTTCGACGGCACGAACGTGCGGATACGCGGGGGTGTCCTGGAGAAGCGGCAGAAGCCTGCGGTAGGCGACTACGACGAGGCGAGCTACGTGCCGTGCGACCGCGCGCACCCGGCGGACCGGTGGATGTTCGAGGCGTTCGACCGGTTGGTGGAGGCCGGGCTCCTGGCCGAGGGCATCTACGAGCTGGTCGGCCCGAAGGTGCAGGGCAACCCACACGGCTACGCGGGCCATACCTTACTGCCGGTGCTGCCGCCGGGACAGGTGGTGCTGGGACCGATTGCGCCGGAGCGCACGTTCGAGGGGTTGCGCGCCTACTTGGCTGAGGCGCCGTTCGAGGGCCTCGTGTTCCATCATCCGGACGGACGGCTGGCGAAAATCAAGCGGCGGGACTACGGCCTGCCGTGGCCGCCGAAGGGGTAGCCGTGCCCTACGACGACCGGATGCTGGGCCTGCGCATCATCGAGAGCCCGCTGTTGACGAAGGACGAGCAGCGGACGGTGGGGCGGTCGTGGCGGGAGCGGCTGTGGTCGTGGCCGTGGCGGCCGTGGCAGGCGACGAAGGTCATCACGGTCCTGGTGCCGAGCGACCAGATACTGCGGACGCCTGGGGCGCTCATCATGCACCCGATGATGGCGGAGCGCCTACGGGCGACGTTCGTGACGGACCACAAGTTCCCGTGGGAGCGGTAGAGGAGACGTTGAAGTGACGGATGGAGCCCAGACACCGGTCAGCGTGGCGCTGTTGCGCGCGGCGGCCGACGCCGATTGGATGCAGGTGGTCCTGAACCAGGGCCCGCCGTGTTTTCACCTAGAGGAGGACCGGTTATCGCTCGGGTTGCGGTTCTGTTTGCGCGCGGAGCGGTGGGACGGGCACCACGACCCGCCGGGTGTCGGGCATCCGTTCGTGTCCCTGGCGGACCTGCTGGAGGCGGTGGCGACTACGCCGCGTGGGCCCGCCGTTGTGGCGCTGGTGGCGGAGCTGCGGGGGTATGTGGCGAACCACCGGCCGTTCCCGAATCGGATAATGCGCTGGGGCGAGTATGCGGACGACGTCGAGCTGTTCGCCTACCAAATCGAGCGGGCGCACGCCCCGGTGGTCGCGCTGGTGACGAAGTGGCGCGAGGACGCGCTGGAGGCTGAGTCGCAGGGCGTGGGGTCTAAGGACAGCCTGCGGGCGGTGCGGCTGTGCGCGACCGAGCTGGCGCGAGCGCTGGGTATCGCGGGATGAGCGATGGCGCGCTACTACGTGCTGGGCCTCGACGGCGCGGTGGTGCCCATAGACGACCTGTTGATGTGGGCGCTGTGGTTCGAGACGGCCGACCGACGCGTGGCGTACGACGTCGTGGGGCCGTGGCGCATCTCGACGGTGTTCCTGAGTCTTGACCACGGGTTCGGTCGCGACGAGGGCCTGCCGGTGCTGTGGGAGACGATGGTGTTTGGCAGCGGCGAGGGGCACTGGCGCGACGAGTGGTGCCACCGCTACACGTCGCGTGAGGAGGCACTGCTCGGGCACGCGACGACGGTGGCCCTGGTGCGGGCCGAGGTGGAGGCGCCGGAGCCCGTTCCGGCGGTAAAGGAGCCCCCGACATGAGCGAAGGGTCCGGGTTTCACCCGATAACGGACGCCATTATTGCCAAGGCCGAGCGCATCGAGGATGAAAAGCACGGCAAGGCGCTGACGAAGGACGAGGTGACGACGTTGCGGGCGCGCGATGCGCTGCGCCTGCTGGCGCCCTACGCGTTCGCGCCGAGCGTGGATATTCAGCGGGACGAGCCCGAGTCGTGACCTACCAAGCCTGGATGTGCGAGGGCTGCGGGCGCGGTCAGAAGTTCCGCAGCAACGTCTGGAACTGTCCCGGGTGCGGGAAGGAGGGCTGCGACGACTGCTTCTGGATGTTCGCGCACTGCAAGCCGTGCTGTGTGGGTAAGACCGCCGGGGAGCTGCTCGACGCGGCGAACGCACAGGGGTTCGAGTTCGCGCCGCTGCACGACTCGGAGCGCGCGGTGCTGGCGATTCGCGACAAGACGTTGCACGAAGGGACCGGCTGACGTGGGTATCTGGGTCGAGCTGCGGTGCTGTCGGCAGGGCGAGGACGAGCAGGGCGGCTGCGTGTCGGACCAGAACAACGGGCCCAAGGGTTACTTCCCGGAGACGGGCACGGGGTGGCTGATGGCGCGGCGCGCCCTGCGCGAACAGGCGAAGAAGGCGTCGTGGGTCCTGACGCGCAAGGGCTGGGTCTGCAGCGCGTGCCAAGCGAAGGGGTCCCGGTGACGGCGCTCTCGAAGGCGTTGCGGTGGCGCCGAGGTCTGGAGAAGCGGGCGGCCTTTGACGGCCCGGTGCCCGTCATCTCGGCCGAGTCGAAGACGGCGCAGAAGTTCGACATCCAGACGTGGCAGGTGGCGACCGAGCACATCCTGGATGCCACGTTCCGGTCGCGCGCGTTTCTGACGGAGGGGATGGGGGCCGATAGCCGTCTCGCGCTGGAGCGGCAGATGCGCAAGCACATCATCGAGGCCGTGTTCGGGGAATTCCGGCCGCGCTTCCGCGCGCTGGAGGAGGCGCTGTGGGGACACGACTACGCGGCCCTCGCGAACGCCATCGACGCGTTCGAGCGGGCGATGTTCGACCCTGGCGACGACTAATGACACCACGGCTGTTGACGGGCGCGCAGACTGACGTCCTAGAAATGCTTAAGCAGTTTGGGACGATGTCTGTATCGGTATTGCACGCCTCGACGGTGTTCGCTTTACGCAAGCGTGGACTGATAGAAACCGTCAACCCTACCGAACCGAACGTGGCATTTCGGCGTGTGCGCCTCACGGCTGTTGGGCGAGCGGCGCTCGCGAAGGGCAACGGCCCCGGGCCATTCGACGTCTAGCTGAGCGACGACTGACGGCGGTATTCTGTCCCTGGCGGCGCCGTGACCGGTGTCAGCGAGGCGGATGTCTGGGGAGATTCGCGCCTCGTTCCTGGGTCGTGACCGGCAATTCGTGGCTTGGGCACGGCGCCGTCTCCGGTATACTGCCGGTCCAGTATGGCCGCGACCTACGCCGGGCAGCCCGGGCCGCTTCACAAGCGGCAATGTGAAGCCAAAAGCGTCTTTTCCCAGGAGCGCTGTAAGAAGCGCGCGATTCGCGGCAGCAACGTCTGCGGCACGCACGGCGGGCAGGCCCCCCGGGCCAAGCAGAACGCCAAATTACGGCTCGCGATGCTGGTGGACCCCGCCATCGACGTGATGATGCGGCTGCTGAAGCCCAAGCCCGGGCGCGGCAATCAGGTCAAAGCGGAGGTGCGGCTCGCGGCCGCGCGCGACATTCTGGACCGCAACGGCTTCAAGAGCCGGGACGAGGTGGTCATTACCCAAGAATTCGAGGTGAGCCGGTTTGCGCACCTGACGGACGACGAGCTGCGCCAGTTGGTGGCGTTGGGCATGAAGGTGTCCACGTCCAAAGACGTTCACAACGAACAGCCGGTACTGGAACTGCTGCCCGGCACGCCACTGGAGTCACAGAATGGGTCTGATTAGCCTCGTCATCACCGTCAGCGGACTCGTCAATCTGGTCGTCGTGCTGGTCGTGCTGGGGCTCGTGCTGTATCTGGTCGAAACCTACATTCCGCTGGCGCCGCCCATCAAGATGGTGATTCGCGTGGTGCTCATCCTGGTGCTGTGCTTGTGGCTGCTGCAGCTGTTCGGCATCGCTGACGGGCGGATTCCGCAGGTCCGGTAGCGATGCCCGTTGAGCCGACGCCGGAACAGGTTGCGCTGGCGCAGGAGACGGTGCGCAACCTGCCCGAGCTGATGGCGGAGTTGCGGCGGCGGGACCAGTACAAAATCAAGCGCTACTTCCAGGACGGGGGGCCGTATCGGCGCGAGCTCTACCCGAAGTTCGTGGACTTCTTCAAGGCGGGGGCGATACACCGCGAGCGCGCATTGATTGCGGCGAACCGGGTCGGGAAGAGCGACGGCGGCAGCTACGAGGTCACGGTGCATTTGACCGGCGAGTATCCCGACTGGTGGGAGGGCTACCGGTTCCAGGACCCAATTCGCGCCTGGGCGAGCGGCACGACAGGCGAAAAGACCAAGGACATCATCCAGGCGAAGCTACTGGGGCCCGACAACGCGCGTGGCACGGGGATGATTCCCGCGCGTTACCTGCACCATGTGCAGCCGAAGGGCGGCAGTATCCCTGGCGCGGTCGGGTCCATCTGGGTGCATCACGTCAGCGGCGGGCTCAGCGTGCTGCAGCTGAAATCCTACGACCAGGGCCGGACCGCGTTCGAGGGCACCGAGCAGCACCTTGTGTGGCTCGATGAAGAGCCGCCCATGGACATCTACACGGAGTGCCTGCTGCGTACGATGGCGACCGGCGGCACGGCGGGGGCGGAGAGCCTGGGCGGGTTCGCGGGCGGCATCCTGTTTATGACCTTCACGCCGCTGAACGGGATGACGGAGGTGGTTGGCCGCTTCATGCCGCAGGGGACAATTCCGCTCAACGGCATCGTGCCCGACGAGGAGATGCGCGAGGTGGTCGCGTGAGCGAGCCTGTTTCCATCATCCGGGAATTCGACCCGAAGAAGGTACCGCGCGAGGACTGGGCGGCGGCGGTCAGCTACGTGCTGTGGACCGGGTTCAAGCAGCACCCGGAGATGCTGCACGAGCTGCTGGCGCTCGGGGAGAACGTGTTCGTGCGGCGCAGCCTGCGGGTGGACACGTTGGGTCTGCACAAGAAGGACTACCGGGAGATTTTTCGGTTCCTGGAGCGGCGGGCGCAGGGGCTACCGACGGGGCATTGAAACGGTCGTCACCGACTGCGAGTAAGCTCTCCAGGCTTCCTGGCCATCTGTTTTTGAAGGAGAACCCATGTCACGACTCGCTATCATCACGTTCATCGACCAGCGCACGGGCGCCGACATCGACAATTCGCTACCGGGCGCTCCGGTGTATCCCAGCCATGGACTGCCCGGCGGCGGTGGTCCGGTGGACCCGGGGTGGGGGGTTCGACCGCCGCCGGTAGACCCCGGTTTCGGTGTGCCCAGCCGTCCGGTACGCCCAGACAACGGCCTACCAGTGGGCCCTCCCGGCTCGATTGGCACGCTGCCGGTGTTCCCGTGGGACCCGACCATCGACAACTCGCTGCCGGGTAGTGGCGGGCGGCCCGACAACAGCCTCCCGGGGAGCGGTGGGGTACCCGACAACTCGTTGCCGGGGAGCGGCGGGCGTCCGGACAATTCGCTGCCGCCGACCGGGATTCGGCCCGGTCTGAAGTTCGTGGTGAAGTGGCTGGCCTGCGTGGGGCTGATTCTGGTGCCCGACAATTCGCTGCCGGGCTCGGGCGCGGGCGTGGACAACGAGCTGCCGCCGACGGCGCAGCCGAAGTAGGACGACACCGCTGCGCGGAGGGGGCTACGGCCGTCTCCGCGCGCCGATGAGTACCGGAAGGAGACTGGGGATGAGGCGTCGCATGCTGGTGCTGCTGCTGTTGGCCGGGCTGCCCGGGTGCAGCGACGAAATCAACAACTACACGACCGTGGCGCCGACGCCGGTGGCGCCGCCGGTGCCGGACCGCATCGAGTATCGGGTCATCGGCACGTTCGACCGCGTGACGGTACGCCACAGCAACCAGCAGGACGGTACGACGCAGCTGACGACCGGGTTGCCCTACGTGACGAGCTTCACGACGCTGGCCGAGTCGATGTTCGTGAGCCTGGACGTGTCGGCGCGCGGAGAGGGTTTCCTGCAGGTGCAAATCATGGTGAACGGGGCCGTGGTGCGCGAGGCGACCAGCACGACGGAGGACCCGCGTTTACAGTTGAATTTGACGTATCGACGGGGACAATGATGCTGGCGTGGCTGATGATAGCGGCGGCCGTCGCGCTCATGTGGCACTGTCCGCTGTTCAAGCCGTGGTTCGGGTTTCGGCGTCCGCCGGGCGCACGCGGCCGGTGGTTTACCTAAGGAAAGAGAGTTGCGATGAGTCCACAAGCAGCGTCACCAATGCCGGGTGCTCCGATGTCCGCGCCCCCCACGCCCACGCCAGCGGCCGCGCCACCCGCCGATTCAGCGGTCGCGAGCTTGCGCGTCGTGACCGGCGCGGACCTGGACCGCATGCTCAAGGAAGCCTGGGAGCTGAGCGGCCCGACACTGCTCGCCGGACCGAATTCGCAGCGCCGGGTGATTACCCGGGCGATGGTGCGGGCCAAGGTCGAGGGGTTCGCGGAGGACGCCGACACCGCGCTAGATGTGGCGGTCTGGCAGGGGCGGCAGGTGAATCTGCTCGTGCTGCGCGGCGAGGATGGCTCGTTGCGGATGCAGCGGACGTGGAAGGGGCATACGCGCGGTCAGTTCGACCAGCTGCTGTCGGCGTGCGGCGCGCCAGCAGACCCGGACCCGTTGCCCGCGATGGCGGCCGAGCCCGAGCCGCCCGCCGAGGCGCCGGTGCTGACGGCGGTGGAGCCGAACACGGCGGTCATCGGGGAGCCGTCGTTCACGCTGTCGGTGAAGGGCACGGGGTTCTCGGAGGGGTCGGTCATCGTGTTCAACGGCTACGATGAGCCGACCACGGTGGTGTCTCCGACCGAGGTGACGACCGGCGTCAATATGGACGTCTGGCAGGGCGCGTCGCTGCCGCTGCCGGTGACCGTGCGCAACCTGGACGGACAGGTCAGCAACGAGCTGACGTTCACGTTCACGGTGGCGCCGGTGGTGTTGGCGGCTGCTGCGCCGCCGAAGGCTGAGCCCGCGAAGAAGTAGATGCGGCTGTTCTGGGGTGTGGCGTTCTCGATGGGGGGCGGGTGGCTGCTCGGGCAGCTGCTCGTCAACCTGGGGCTGGTGGCGCGATGACGCGACGGTCGAAGCCTGACTTGTCCGCGCAGCGGGCGGTGCGTGACCTTTGGGTGGCCGAGCGGTTACGTGTGGTCACGCAGCACCTTCAGCTCGCGAAGGTCGCAGTCCAGGCAGATAGACCGCTGAAGCCTGGGGCGGTGCTGGTTATTCACGTAGGGTCACGATGACGAACGGCACGCCCGCGCAGTTCGAGGCGGACGCAGAAGAGGAGCGGGAGCGTCAACGTCTCCGGTTCCTCGCGCGGCAGATTACCGGTCCGGAGCATCTGCAGCAGGTGCTCGACGGGGTGCAGGCCGGGCCGATGCGGGAAGGGGTGCGGAAGCTGTTGCTGCCGCACCTGCGGTTCACGGTCGAAACGGAGTCCGCCGATGATTGAGATACGCCCGAGCCCGACCGCCGACACGCGGACGTGCGACTACGCGACGGTGACGAAGGAGACGCTGCGCGAGAGCAGCCTGCAGCACATTTCGGACGTCCAGCAGGCGCTGGCGTTCTTCGCGGAGCGCATCGACGCCGCGCGCGTGGTGCATGACTTTGACAAGCTGAGCGACCTGGACTGGTTCCACGCCGACTTCGTGACGGGGTTCCAGCAGACGGGCTGGTGGACGGCGCACCGGCAGCGGAACCGGCACCATCTGGCGGTGGCGGACGGCGTTCCGGCCGACGTGAACCTGGTTGACGTCCTGGACTTCATTGCCGATTGTGTGTGCGCTGGGATGGCGCGCAGCGGCACGGTGACCCCCATCACGCTCCCGCTGGAGGTGCTCGTGCAGGCGTACCAGAACACCATCGCGCTGCTCCAGGCGAACGTGGTGCTGGTGCCGTATGACGGTGACCCGCCCGTGGGAGCGATGGACGAGGCGGTGCAACCATGAGCGAGGCCACGCCGCGCTACGGTGCCGACCAGACGTCGCCGCCGACCGAAGACCGGATGCTGAAGTGGTTCGCCTACGACCACGACCACTTACCGTCGGACCTGCAGCGGGTGTCGCGCCTGTTTCACACGGCGGCCCACGACCTCGTGGCGATGGTGAAGCCCGGGCCCGAGCGCACGGTGGCGCTGCGGAAGCTGCTGGAGGGCAAGGACGCGGCCGTACGGCAGGCTATCGAAGACCGGACATGATGGACCGGCGCGCGTTCCTGGTGGCGCTGCTCGGGTCAGGCCTGGGCGGCGGCGTGGCGCGCACTTATTTCGACGTCGGTCCGGCGTGGCAGCGGCACGCGAGCGGGTTGGTTGTGCCGGACACGCTCGTCGGCGTGGACGTGGCGACTGGTATGGCGATTCGGTTCGTCCGGCAGTGGGACGTGAAGACCGAATGGTCAAACCGAATGTGGGTGTGGGTCACCGTACCGGAGCTCGCCGGGAGTATCGTGGCGCCATGACGGACCAGGAGCTGCTCGACCAAATTCTCCACCGGGGCCACAAGTACGCGAACCAGCAGAGCGACGTGCGGCTGCGCAAGTTCGCGCGGCATGTGCGCGATAAGGAGCACCTCGTCCGACTGATGAATCAGGTGGAGGATGTGAGCCTGCGCGCGTCGCTGACCGACCGCCTGCGGCCGCTCGTGAAAGACTGAACCGATGAGCCGGTACCTTGCCAATGTGACGTGGGACGAGGTCCCGCATCTCAGCGAATCTGAGAAGACCGAGCTCTGGAAGGCGATTCCCGCCTATCAGCGCAAGGCCCGCAGCAAGGGCATTCCGGTCCTGGGCAAGGGCGTCATCTACCCGTTCGATGAGGAGCGCGTCAAGGTCACGCCGTTCCCGATTCCCCGGCACTGGCCGCGCTGTTTCGGGCTCGATTCCGACGCGGGCGCGGGGGTCACCGCGATTGTGTGGGGCGCCTGGGACCGGGAGTCGAGCACGGTCTATCTGACGCACGACTACAAGAGCGACAGCCGCAGCAAGGCCGACCACGTCGAGGCGCTGCGCGCGAAGGGCACGAAGAAAAACCCGCTCTGGATACCGGGCGTGGGCGATGCCAAGGGCCTCGTGGTGACCGAAAAGGACAGCATCCAGGTCATCAAAATCTACCAGGAGGCGGGCGTCGATATTTCGTTCCCGGACAAGAGTGTCGAGGCGGGGATTCAGGACGTCTACGACCTCATCAACACGGGGAAATTCAAGGTCTTTTCGAGCTGTTCCGACTACTTCACGGAGTTCCGGATGTATCACCGGAACGAGAAGGGCGTCATCGTGAAGGCGAACGACCACCTGATGGACGCGAAGCGCTACATGGTGCGCAGTGGCCTGGGCGTCTCGCGCGTGGCGCCGACCGAGGACGTCGAAGACCTCGTGCAGCGGCTCGTCTACGACGAGGGTTCGCAGGGCACGGGGTGGATGAGCACGTAAATGGATGACGTGGTAGACCTTGCGGCGGTTCGGGCGCAGCGTGACACGGAACGGCGCACGCGCGAAGCGTCGGTGCGCGCGGACGGCTCCCTCTGGACGGTGGCGGACATGTTAGCGGACGCGCAGGCGATACTGGCCTCCGGCGAGCGCCGCATGGTGAAGGGGGTCTTCGTCTACCTGTATGAGGTGCCGTCGGCCACAGGCAACGGGACCGCGTTCAAGGTCGGGTTCAGTCAGGCGGGGATGGCGCGAGCGGAAGAGGTTGGATTCCTCGCGTTGGCGCAGAAGTGCGCGATTGACGATTGGCAAGAAGGATGAGCACATGAACCTCGCGCGCGTGCTGATGTTCTGTGCGTTCGGGTCGATGGTGGCGACGTTCGTGCTCGGGCTGGTGATGGGGTGGCTCTGGAAATGAACCGGCGGTCGTTTCTGTCGTTGTTGGGTATGGCGGGCGGCGCGCTCGCGTTCGGGCTCCCGGCGGGCGTCGAGGCGGTGACCTACGACGTGGCGCGGCTCCAGGACATCGGCCCTGGCGCGGTAAACCTGCAGGCGATTACCGAGGAGGTGCTGCGGCTGTTTCTGCACGAGCTGCGCGGGGGGCCGCGTCTGACGCCGCCACCGAGCGACTGGTGCTGGCGGTACAACGATGTCCAGCAGTTCGGCTGCGCCATCCGCCTAGACCCAGACGAAGAGATTCATCGTCTTGGGCATTTACACCCGCTTGCGTGGAATCTGGCCGACCGCGTCGTGCGCGACCAGCGGAACACTATGTTCGGCGCGCCGCCGATTCCTGTGGGTGACTTTTCGATGTTCCACTTTGTGCGCGCAGAGCTGGATGGGGCGTCGCTGCGGGGTGCCCGCTCCTACGACGTCGAGACGAACGCGTTTGAGCTGCGGTTCGACATTCTCGGAGGGCGCGGATGACGGTCGGCACGCGCAGTGTGCTCTACGGCGCGCACTGCTTCTTCATCCACCCCTGGTTCGTGGCCTGGGCGTGGTGGCAGCTCTACGGGTTCCCGTGGGACCCACGCCTCTGGTTCGCGTTCTTCCTTCACGACATCGGCTACATCGGCAAGCCCAACATGGACGGCCCCGAGGGCGAGCGGCACCCGATTGTCGGCGCCATCCTGATGCGCGACCTGTTCGATTGGACGCGGACCGACCGCGTCGTGGGCATGACGGGTGACGTCGTGGACGGCGCGGAGGAATTTGGCTACTGGGGCATGTTCACGCTGTTGCACTCGCGCTACTTCTCGAAGCGGCTCGGGGTGGCGCCGTCGCGGCTGTGCGTGGCCGACAAGCTGGCGACCTACCTGACGCCCGCGTGGCTCTATCTACCGATGGTGCGGGCAACTGGCGAGATTGACGAGTATCGGGCGCACGCGGTGCATCGGGTGAAGGGCAACGAACGGCTCTCGCAGGCGGAGCGCGACCAGCTCCTGGGCGACGAGCGCAGCTGGTTCGTGGGGGTGCAGGGTTACTGCGCGCGGTGGGCCTGGGCGCACCGGGACGACCAGTACGATACGTGGACCCAGGACCCTGGGCAACGGGCGGTACAGGACCCGTCAGGGACGTGGCGGTGACGTGAGGTGCCTTCGGGCACGCTGGTGAACGTCGTGTTCGTGGTGGGGCTGGTGTTGGCGCTGGTGGGGCTGCTGATTTTCATTGCTGCGTTGTGAGGAGACGAACCCTCGTGCTAAGCTGCGCGCGGCGCATCAGTCAGTATAGCTAGGAGAACACCGTGAAGGGACAAATGGCGCCGACCGAGCGAGGCACCTCGCCGGACAAGACCCCGATGTCGCAAATCAAGACGCTGGCTGGCGGGAAGGTAGACGCTGGCGGCGGGAAGCAGACCGCACCCTCGATTCCGAAGAAGTAACCGGTGTCGGACGGCTCAACGGAGCTGGTCACAGCGGACGCGCGCCTGAACCTGACTCCGGGGTTCGTAGAGGCGTCCAGTCCCCGTAAGCGCGCGAAGCCCGAGAAGACCAACGATGAGGTCTTTTTGCGGTTGGCGCAGACGCGTTTTCGGACCGCAGCGGACACCGAGTCCAAGATGCGGGTCGAAATGCTCACGGACCAGAAGTTCATGGCGTCCGAGCAGTGGCCGGACACCGTGCGGACCGACCGCGACCTCGACGGCCGTCCCTGCCTGACCGTCAACCGGCTGCCGAATTTCAAGCGGCAGGTCACCAACCAGCAGCGGCAGGCCAAACCGGCCATCCAAATCAGCCCGATTGACAATTCCGACACCGCGACGGCTGAGGTATTCCAAGGCGTCATTCGTCACATCGAGACGCAGAGCTACGCCGACATCGCGTATGACACGGCGTGCGACCAGCAGGTCACCATCGGGCGCGGCTACTTCCGGTTGGTGGTGGACTGGGACAAGCAGGAGCCCTGGCAGCAGGACATCCGCATCAAGCGCATCCGGAACCCGTTTTGCGTCTACTTCGACCCGTCGTGTCAGGAGTTCGACTACTCCGACGCCCGCTACTGTTTCATCATCGAGGACATCCCGAAGGACGAGTACACGGCCCGCTACGGCGCCGAGACGATGCGGAGCCTGGAGAACTTCGCCAGCATCGGGGACCGAGCGCCGGACTGGATGCCCGAGGGCCGTTGCCGCATCGCGGAGTACTTCTACGTCGAGGAATGGACCGAGGAACGCGCGCTCCTGAGCACCGGCGAGGAGGTGGCAGCGGAAGAGCTGACCTCCGACGAGATGAAGGAGTTCATGCAGCTGGCGAACGTGCATCTGCTGCGCAAGCGGCTCGTGCAGAAGCGGCAGGTGCGGTGGGCGAAGATTGACGGCGCCCAGGTACTCGAACGGGGTGACTGGGCGGGCTCGTGGATACCGGTGATTCCGGTCCTGGGCGACGAGTTGGACATCAACGGGCAGGTGGACTATCGCGGGATGGTCCGCGATGCGCGCGACCCGCAGCGGATGTACAACTACTGGGTCAGCGCCGAGACGGAAACCATCGCGCTCGCGCCGAAAAGCCCGTGGGTGGGCGCCGAAGGCCAGTTCGAGGGCCACGAGGCCCAGTGGAAGCTCGCCAACAAGCGCAATTTTCCCTACCTGCAGTACAAAATCAAGAGCGTCGGGGACACGCCGCTCCCCGCGCCGCAGCGTCAGACGCTCGAACCCCCGATTCAAGCCATCGTGATGGCGACGCAGCAGGCCGACAACGACCTGAAGGCCGTCATCGGCTACTACGACGCCAGTTTGGGTAAGGAAGGCCCAGAATCGAGCGGGAAAGCCATCATCGCCCGGCAGCGCCAGGGCGATATGTCGAATTCGCACTGGATTGACAACCTCGTACGGGCGATGCGGACGCTCGGACGGCTCCTGGTGGACCTGATTCCGAAGGTCTACGACGCCCCGCGCGTCCTGCGCATCATCGGCGCCGACAATCAGCCCAAAACGGTCATCGTGCATGCTGGACAGCCCGCTGATTCGCTCCCGCAGAAGAACGAGATGAAGGGCATCGACGGGATTTACGACCTGGGCGCCGGGCGGTTCGACATCGTGGTCAGCGTGGGCCCCAGTTTCCATTCGCGTCGCCAGGAAGCGGTCGAAGCGATGACCGCGTTTATGAACGCCTACCCACCGGTGGCGCCGGTGATTGGCGACCTGCTCGCGGAGAGCATGGACTGGCCCGGGGCGAATCTGGTCGCCAAGCGGCTGCGGAAAATGGTCCCGCCGCAGTTCATGGAAGAGGAAGGCGAGGACGCCGACCTGCCACCGGCGGTGCAGGCCAAGCTCCAGCAGGCCAAACAGGCCGTCCTGGAGATGCAAAAGCAGCTCGAAGAGGCGGTGAAGGTCATCCAGACCAAGCAGGTCGAGAACCAGGGTCGCGAGAAAATCGTGGCGATGCAGGAGCAGACCAAGCTCCAGCTGGCGGAGATGAACGCGCAGATTACGGCCCAGGAAGCGCAGTTGAACGCGAGCCTGAAGCTGCAAACCGATGCGCAGGCGGGTCAGCTCAAGCTCCAGGGCGAGTCGCAGCGCGCTCAGTTGAAGGCGCAGACCGACGGGCAGTCGGCGCAGCTGAAGGCGCAGACCGAGCGGGTGTCCCAAGAGGGGCAGCTCCAGGTGGATGCGCAACGGATGCAGCTGGAGCACGAGCGCGGCCTCGTGGAGCTCCAGATGGAGCGCGAGCAACAGGCGAGCGAGCTGGAGTTCGAGGCAGCGCGCACGCGGCTCCAGACGCAGGCCGAGGCGCAGCGCTCGGTGGTCGAACAGCGCGCCCAGGCGGCCGACGCCGCGTCGGGCCGGATGCTGGAACTGGAGCGGCTTCGCGCCGAATTCGAGTTCAAGGCCAAGCTCCAGGAGGACCAGCAGCTGCACGAGCTCGCGGTCGAGCAGCTGAAGCAGGAGCACGCGCTGGCGATGGAACAGGCTGAGGCGAAGCACGCCAAGGAATTGGAATCGGTGCGCGTGCGGGCGCGCCGTCCGGCGAAGTAGTTGATATACTGCGCCGCTGTGAAAGAAGGTTCGTGTGGCTGACGACGACATCACTCTCGCCTCCACCAGCGATAGTCTCGAAGAGGTCCAGGCCGCGCTCGGGTATCCGCCGCCTGCTGTAGCGGCCGCTGCGGCGGCGGCGGCGCCCGCGACCGACGTCCCGACCACCTCGAAGACGCCGGTCGCCCCGCCGCCGCCCGCGCCAGCGGATGATGCGCCTGCGGACGAGGAACCTGCCGCGCCTGCGGAGGGTGACGAGGAAGCACCGCCTGACGAAGAGGCGGCGGCCGACGACACGGCCGACGAGGCGACGGATGACCAGCCTGCGACGCCAAAGCCGCCGCGCCGGAACCGGCTCCAGGAGCGGCTGAACGCGCTCTCGCGCGAGGCCTATGCCGCCAAGGGGCGCGAGGCGGCCAAGGAAGCGGAGAATGTGGCGCTGCGCGCCCGGCTCGCGGAGCTGGCGACTGGTCGCACGCCCGCACCTGCTGCCGAACCCGGCCAGCCCGCCCCGGCGGCCCCGGAGACGGTCGCGCCCGAGCCGAGTCCGGACGACTACCCCACCTACGACGCCTACACCAAGGCTATGGCGCAGTGGGCGGCCAAGAGCGTGGCCCAGCAGGTGGTCGAGGAGCACGCGCAGAAGACGCAGGCCGACGAGGCTGCTGCGCGCCGCGCTGAGGCGATGCAGGTCGTCAACGCGCGCTACAACGAGCAGCTGAACGTGGTGCGCGAGAAGTACGACGACTTCGCGGAGGTCACCGCGAACGACGAGGTGCGGGTGACGCAGATTTTCGCGGACGGGATGAAGCTGAGTCCCGTGGGCGCGGAGATGTTGTATTACCTCGCCAAGAACCCTGAGTACGCCGCGCAGGTTCATAAGTTGGGCAACGGCCCGCACGCGGCGCGAGAGTTCGGCAAGTTGGAGGCCCGGCTGGAAATGGCGCTGGGCCTCGATGAGAAGGCCGGAGACGGCGGGGACGCGGCATCTGGTGCGCCAACTGGTCGTCCTCGTTCTGAGGTAGCAACGCCGTCTCCGGCCCCTCGTCGTGCGACGGCGCCGCACGGCGGGAATGGCAACGGGAATGGGAACGGCACCGCCGCTCCTGTGGCGGCGCGGCCGCGCGTGGTGACGAAGGCGCCGGACCCGATTCGACCGATTGACGGCGGGAACGTGGTTTCAACCAAGCCGCCGGACCAGATGAGTTTTCAGGAATTCAAGGCGTACCGGAACCGGCAGATTCGCGAGGCGGCCGGACGCTAGGCGGCTAACGGGGCAAGACCCTCTTTCGCTGTTGTCGCACTGGGCAGCGAGCGGAGGGCGGGCACGACCACAGTGTGTTTGCATCCCTCCCCGGGATGTTCGCGGTCTTCGGGCCGTGTGAGAGCGCTTCGCAGCTGCGCTGAGCAGTTGTGCCAAGCCGGACCAGTGGCTCCGGTGCGCAAAAAGCCTACGTCGTTCGAGGTCTGGGGCACCCCGCTCCAGGCGAGACGTGACTTTTTCTCACACGGAGTTCGACATGCCCAATGTGCTGCTGACTATCAGCATGATTACGCGCGAAGCTCTGCGCGTCCTCGAAAACAACCTCACGTTCACCAAGCAGGTGAACCGCCAGTACGACGACAAGTTCGGCGTCGAGGGCGCGAAAATCGGCACGACCCTGAACGTTAGGAAGCCGCCGCGCTACATCGGCCGCACGGGACAGAACCTCGTGCCCGAGGACGCGGTGGAAACGCAGGTGCTGGTCACGCTGAACACGCAGTTCGGTGTGGACTTGACCTTCAGCTCGCAAGACCTCGCGCTGTCGATTGACGACTTCAGCGACCGGTTCATCAAGCCCGCCGTCGCCACGGTCGCCAACAAAATCGACGCGGACGGGCTCGCGCTGGCGGCGCAGATTGCCAACAGCGTCGGCGTGCCCGGTACGGTGCCGAACGCGCTGCTGACCTACCTGCTCGCGGGCGTGAAGCTGGACGAGAACGCGGCGCCGATGGACGGCCTGCGCAGCATCGTCATCAGCCCGATGATGCAGGCGACCATCGTGGACGCGCTCAAGGGCCTGTTCCAGCAGTCGAACGCGATTGCCGAGCAGTACATGCGCGGCCAGATGGGACGCGCCATCGGCTTCGACTGGTTCATGGACCAGAACGTGTCCACCATCACGGGCAGCACCTTCAGCGGTGCCCCGGCGGTGACCACGGCGGCGCAGAGCGGCGCGACCATCAACACGAACGGCTGGACGAGCACCGCGCTCAAGAAGGGCACCGTCTTCACTATCGCGGGTGTCGGTGCGGTGAACCCGCAGAGTCGGGCGGCCACGGGCAGCCCGCAGCAGTTCGTGGTGACGGCGGACATCGCGGACACGGCGGGCGCCATCGCGCTGCCCATCAGCCCGGCGATTGTCGGCCCCGGCACGAGCGCGCAGAACGTGACGGCGCTGCCCGGCGCGGGCGCGCTGCTGACGGTCGTCGGGACGACCGGCGTCGCGTCTCCGACCGGTCTGGCGTTCCACCGCGATGCGTTCACGCTGGCCTGCGCGGACCTGCCGCTGCCCGGCGGCGTGGACATGGCGGCGCGCATCTCCGACAAGCAGCTCGGGATGTCGATTCGCATGATTCGGGCGTACGACATCAACACGGACCGGTTCCCCTGCCGCCTGGACATCCTCTACGGATGGGCCGTGCTGCGCCAGGAGCTGGCCTGCCGCATCCAGTCCTAGGTCGTTCTCGATTCGAGAATCTGGAATTCCCTTTGCCCGGCCACTGCGGTGGCCGGGTGTTTTCCCGTTAGGAGTGCCACATGGGTGTTCAGCTTCGAGAAGACCGATTCGGCGTCGTCAGCCTGCCACTAGTGGTGGGCGCGCTCGGCGGGACCAGCGCGGTCGAGAAGGACCTGCCGTGCCCGGGGATTCGGGTCGGAGACTTCGTGCTCGTGAATCCAGGCGTGGCGACGGCGGGCGTGGCGTACACCGCGCGCGTCAGCGCCAACGACCTCATCAAGGTGAACTGCATCAACGTGACGGCGGGCTCGCCCAATCCCGGCACGGTGCAGATGTCGATTTTCTACTTCAGTCCTGAAGGCGGTCCGACCAAGAACGTTGTGCGCTGAGGAGCCCTCGTGGACCAGTGGTATCCGAAGTGGATTTACGCGAGCGGGGGTCGAGCCAAGCAGGTCGAGTCCCCGGAAGCCGAGGCAGCGGAAGGACCGGGCTGGTATAGCCACCCCAGCTTCATCCCGTCCGGTCCGACGCTGCCGCCTGCGGCCGCTGCCCCGCCGGAGGTGTCACCGCCGCCGGTGGCCGCCGCTCCGGTGCCCATAGAGGAGGTCGAGGAAGTCGAGACGGCTCCGGAGCCGGAGTCCGCCGTCGAGGAGGAGGCGCCTGCGGAACCACCGCTGGACCCCGAGGAGCAGCTGCGGGCGTTCTGGGCCACCCCGGTGAGTGTCCTGACGGCGCAGTTCGCAGAGGTGCGGAACCTGGGGAAGTTGGAGGCGTTCCGGTCCCAGGAGGAACAGCGTCCAGGCGGCCCGCGCAAGACGGTCTTCGCGGCGCTCGACGCGCGGCAGCGGCAGGTCGAAAAGGGGCACTGACGTGTCGTTCCCAGCGGTCCTGCACAACCACCAGTACGTGGTGCCCAACGCCGGGGGCACGGGCACGGGGGGCGGCTCCGGCGCGGCGGACAGCGTGCTGGTGGAGTCACTAGGCGGCTGGGCGGATGGGCCGTGGGCGCTCCTGGGCGTCTCGGACAAAGACGGCGTGCTGACGGGCATCACGGTGCGGCCCGGGCAGAAGCAGGGCAACAACTGGTTCGAGATAGACGTGCGGTGTGGCAGCACGATTCTCGCGACGTTCAAGGGCCTGGAGGAAAGCGGCGGCTTCACCGGCATCGACTCCGGGGAACAGCTGCTGCACATGCCGCTCGCGATAGCCATTGCGGGGATTCGCGCGGGCATCCCGATTGAAGCGCGCCTGCGCAAAGCCGCTGGCGCGGGCGCCCCGTGGGCGGTCGCCGCGACGTTTCTCGTGCTGCCCATCGTCGGGGACATCGACATCACGACCAATCCGCAGCGGGTGCTGCCGTCTCGCGCGCAGGGTGCGTACCTCGACACCGCCGCGTGGGCCAACAGCCCGACGGTGGAATTAGAGAGCAGCGGCGACCGCTACGTCACGGGGATAGCCTGCCGGTTGGGCGCGGCGGTGGGGGAAATCGACATTGGCACCGGCGACACGGTGCTCGCGACGTTCGCCACCGGTTCCGCCTACGGCTTCGGCTACCTGTTCTTCCTGGGCATGATTGCCCCGGTGCGGGTGACGGGCGCGCTGCGGGTGCGGGCGCGCGTGAACGGCGGCACGCGCATCCAGGTCGCGCTGTCGGTGATAGACGCCCCGCTGGTCTTGGACTGACCCGTGCGATACCGGCGCCTGCTCAATCCACAGCTCCCCGGGACCGTCAGTTCGGCCCCGGTGATGTTCACAGCTGGGGGCACGTATCCGCCAGGGCCTGGGGATTCTGGTGTGCTCCTGGCGGTCGGTCCGTCGCCCGGCGGGGTGTGGACGTTCCCGCCGACGTGGGCGACGCTGGTGGAGTCCACGCCGGGACCGTGCGCGCTACTCGGGTTCACCTTCCGAAACGGCACGTTCGTCGGGGAGTCGGAGTTTCAGCTCGCCGTGGGTCCGGTGGGGGCCGAGCAAGACATTGGCCTCGTGCATCTGGTGACGCCGAATAGCGGCGTCGGCGGCCTGACCACGTATTACCTGCCGATTCCGATTCGGGTCGATGACCACCAGCGCATCTCGATTCGGGGGCGCGGCGGCGTCGGCGGCGGTGCGCCCAACATGGAGCTGATTTACGCGGGCGGGTTCGACACCGACGACTTCAGCTACTTCACGCGGTCGAAGCTCACGGCGATGCCGCTGGGCACCCGCTTCGTGCCGGGGGTCGGCAACGTGTCGGGGGGCTATCCCCTGACGCCGCACCCGGATAAGTGGGGCAATTCCGAGTGGGTGGAGTTCCTGACGGGGCTTGAGACGGAGGAGTCCGCGATTGTCGGCTTGACGACGGGCAATGCGTATGCCCCGTGTGACATCGAGTTCGACATCGGGTTCGGGGCCGCGACGCACGAAACCACGATGACGACGCTGCGGGGCGCCTCGCAGGCGGGGGGTGGGCGTCTGCAGTTCCTGCACCTGCCCGGCGCGCTCCCGGTCGAGATTGGCGAGCGGGTATCCGTGCGGATGCGGCTGTCGGTCATCGGCGGCGCGCCGCCGCCTTCGACGGCGAAATGCAACGTCACGTTGCTCTACTACACGGACCTCGCCAACGACGGGTTGCCTATTTGGCCTCCGCCTCCAGGTGACGGCGGCGGGGACGGGGACGGCGACGGTGATGGCGACGGGGATGGGGAGCCTCCGGTGGAGCCTCCGGTGAATCCGCCCGGCCCTTCTGGGTGGGGCGGCGCGGGGCGAGGCCTGGACATCTGTAACGACAGGGTCGGCGCCTACGCGCCGTGGGCGAGGTAGCGCATGCAGGCCTTTCACATCATCACGCGCGGCATGCGGCTGATTGGCGCCATTGCGGCCAACGAAGTGCCGAAGGCGGCCGAGTCCCGCGACGGGTTCAACGCGCTCAACGACATGGTGGAGGCCTGGGCGCTGGAGCCGCTGCTGGTCTACGTCATCAAGACGTCCGAGTATGTGATGACGCCTGGAAAGGCGACCTACACGATTGGTGCGGTGGTGCCGGTGGACTGGGCTGCGCCGTCGCGCCCGACCGGGATGGGGATTCGGAACATGACGGTCGTGCCGGTGTCGGCGCCGGACCAGCCCGAGCTCCCGCTGGAGATGCTCGACGCGGACCAGTGGACGGATGTCCGACTGAAATCGACCGGGAGCACCTTCCCGACGATGGTGCGCTACGAGCCGTCGATGCCCAACGGGACCCTGATGTTCTGGCCGGTCCCGACCGAGGCGGCGCACATCAAGGTCTACCAGCCGTCGGTGCTGCAGAAGTTCCGGGACCTGACGACGGAATACGACTTCCCGCCCGGCTACGCCCGGATGCTGGCGTTCAATCTGGCGAGTGAGCTGTCCGCCGAATTCGGCCGCCCGGTGCCGCCGGAGGTGGAGGCGAAGGCGTCGGAATACAAGGGCAACGTCAAGCGCGGCAACATCAGCACGCAGGACAGCACGTTGCGCGTGGATGACGCGCTGCTGTCGCGCGGCGGCCGCTTCGACTACCGGACCGGGGACAGCAGGTGAAGGTTCCTGGTTTTATCGGAGGCGCGTACACGAGCCAGTCTCCGAACGCGGACGCGGAGAAGTGCCTCAACCTCTACCCGGAGATGACGCAGCCCGGGAATGCGAAGAGCCCCATCGTGCTCTACGCGACGCCAGGACTGCGCCGGTTCACGAAAATCGGGAACGACCCCGTGCGGGCGATGAACTACCTGAACGACCGCTACTTCGCGGTGGCGGGCGACAAGTTCGTGGAGTTGCGCGCGGACGGTACGTTCGCCACCTGGGGCACGGTCGTCAACGACAACCTGCCCGCGAGCCTGAGCGCCAACGGCAACGTCTCGAACCAAGTTTTCATCGTCAGCGGGGGCCACGGCTACCTCTTCTACACCGGCGACAGCCAGACTGACTACCACCCGGGCACGCCGGTGCCGGGGGCGCCGAGCTCACCGGTGCTCAAGGACACGTTCCTGGAGATTCCGGACGAGGACTTTCCGGTCGGCGCGAAGATGGGCGGCTACACCGATTCCTACTTCTTCGCGCTGCGGGCCGACGGCATCTCCGTGCAGTTCTCCGCGCTGAGCGACGGCCAGCTGTGGGACGGGCTCGACGTGCTGCAGCGGCAAAAGACGCCGGACAGCACGCGGTGCATGTTCGTGTCGCAGTCGGAAATCTGGCTCTTCGGCGGCCTGAACACCGAAATCTGGGTCCACACGGGCAACGCGGACACGCCGTTCGAGCCGCTGCCGGGCACCATCATCCCCATCGGTATCGCCAGTCCCTATGCGGCGGTCAAGGTCGGGGACCTCATCGCGTGGTTCAGCGCGGACATCTCCGGCGATTCCATCTTCTACGTGGCGCCCCAGTACAAGCCGCAGCGGATGAGTACCCACGCCGTCGAGGCGGCATGGCGGCGCTACACGACGGTGCAGGACGTCGAGTGCTTCGCCTACCAGAGTGAGGGGCACACCTTCGCGCAGCTGAACTTCCCGAGCGCGAAGGCGACGTGGGTCTTCGACTTGGCGACGCAGCTGTGGCACGAGCGCGCCTACCGGAACCCTGTCAACAACGAGCTGGAGTGCCACCTCGCGCGCAACCACGTTTTCGCGTTCAACCGCCATCTGGTCGGCAGCCGTCGCGACGGGACGGTCTACCACATGTCGAACCAGCACACGAGCGACGACAACGCGCGGATTCTGCGGGTGCGGCGCAGCGCGCACACGAGCGAGGAGCTCCAGATGCTCTTCTTCTCGTACTTCCAGCTGGACTTCCAGGCGGGGGTCGGCGGTATCGAGTGCAACCCGCAAATCATGCTGCGCTGGAGCGACGACGGCGGCCACGTTTGGAACGAGGAGCAGTGGGAGAGCGCCGGTGCGCAGGGGGAGTATTCCTGGCGCGCGATGTGGCGGCGGCTCGGGAAAAGCCGTGAGCGCATCTGGGAAATCTCGATGACGGAGAACGTCTACTGGTGCCTGATTGACGCCTACTGCGGCGTGACGAAGGGCATGAGCTGATGGCGCTGCCGCCCTGGCAACCCTACCCGAAACGCGTCGCCCTGGTGGACCGGGAGACGCTCGCGGCCTCGCGCCCGATGGTCGCGTGGATGGACGGCGTCGAGCGGTCGGTCACCGAGGGCACCGTCGGCCCGGCCGGGCCGCCCGGTGCGCAGGGGCCGACCGGCGCGACCGGTCCGCAGGGGATTCCTGGCAACACCGGCCCGGTCGGTCCGGAAGGGCCGCCCGGCACGGGCATCGAGATTCTGGGCACGGTCCCGAGCGCGCCGGGCGACCTGCCGATGCCGGGGGCGCCTGGGGACGGCTGGATAAGCGCCGACACGGGCCATGTGTGGTTCTGGGACGAAGACGCGGGCGCCTGGGTGGACGTGGGCATGATTACCGGCCCGCCCGGCCCCCAGGGCCCGCAGGGCGTGCCTGGGCCGCAAGGCGCGACCGGTCCGGCCGGACCGCAGGGGATTCAGGGCCCGCCCGGCACCGGCACCGGCGGCGGGGGCACTGGTCTGGACCACGTCGTGATGAGCGACGGGGCCCTGGTGGGCACGCTGCCGCTCAACGACGGCGCGGGCAATTTCATCTACATCCCCTACGTGCCCTAGATGAGTGATACCGCCTTCCCGACCTACCAGCACTACGGCACGGCCGCCGAGCGGACGGCATTCGTTCCGGACCCACCGCCGGGGGTGCCGGTCATCTATACGTGGTTCGAGACGGACACGGCGCTAGCGTTCGTCTACGCAGGCGGGACGTGGTATCCGCTTGCGACTCCGCCGCCGCCCGCACTGACCGGGCTGAGTGGCGATGTGCTCGCTGGCCCCGGCTCCGGGGTCGTGCCGTCCGTGCTTGCAGCGTCCGGTGTCGCGCCCGGGACGTACACGTTCGCCTCAGTGCAGGTGGACGCCAAGGGGCGCGTGGTGAACGCGAGCAGCGGGTCGCTGCCGTCGATTCCGCCCCCTGCAATTACGGAGTTGACCGGGCCGGTGACGGCTGGGCCCGGCTCCGGGGCCGTTGCCAGCGTGATTCAGCCGGGCGTGGTGACGCCTGCGATGCAGACCGCCGTCGGGCGCGCGGGGGCGTTGTCGTTGCTGTTCGAGAGCCCCACGCCGCTGGCCGTGGGCTACAAGGCCATCGTGCGGGTTCCGGCGGGGCTGACGCTGAACCGGTGGAGCGTGATGGCGCTGGAGGTGGGGAACATCCGGTTCGGCCTCTACGCCGACGCGCCAGGGACGACCTATCCGCCCGCGACGTCCATTGTTGCCGCTGAATTCCCCGAGCTGACCGGTGGCGCGTCGCGGTTCCGCGACAGCGTGACGCTGACCGGGTGGACCCCGGTTGTGCCTGCGCTGCACTGCCTGGGCGTCGAAGTGCTCACCACGTCCGGCGCCATCAAGACCGTGACGCTGCAGCTCGACTACGCGAGGAACTAAGCATGGCGCTGAAGCACACGGAGTCGTTCGAGATTAGCCAGAGCAACACCGGGAAATACCCGACCAATTACGGTGGGTTCAACCCGACGCCCGGCCGGACTGGGAATGCTGGGTATCTGAACGGCGGGGACCTCTTCTCGAAAGACCTCGACGCGGGCATTTTCACGAAGTTCTACGGCTTCGCGTTCAAGATGACCGACGTGAAGGGGTCGGACACGCAGATATTCAGCGTGGGCGAGACGCTCGTGCAGACGTCGTTCGCGCTTGTGCCAGTCCACGTCTCGATTTACGTGACGCCGGGGCGGCTCTTGAAAGTGACCCGTGGGCTGAATGTCGCCACCCTCGCCACGGGGACGACCCCGCTTACGCCCGATTCGTTCTACTACATCGAATTGAAGGTGAAGTGCCACAGCACGCTCGGGGAGATTGAGCTGCACCTGGACACCTTGACCGAAATCGCCCCGCTGACGGGTCAGAACACCCGGAACGCCGGTGCGGGCGTGATTCCAGCGTTTCAGCTGCACTGGCCTGCCGGGACGTGGCAGTTCGATGACCTGTATGTCTGCGACGACCAGGGGCCCATCAACAACACGTTCCGGGGCCTGTGCGCGGTGCAGACGCGCGATGCGGTGACGGATGTGAGTTCGGGCGGCGGTGGGGGCATGAAGGACTGGACGCCGTCCGCTGGTACCGACCACGGCGCGCTCGTGGACGAGGTGACCCCGAATGGGGATACCGACTTCGTGGCCTCGAACACGCCGGGGCACATCGACACCTTCAAGATGCAGCCCATCACCGTCCCGGGCACCGCTGTCGCGGGGGTGCTGGTGTACCACCAAGCCAGGAAGACGGACGTCGGCGTTCGGACGATGAACAGCGCCTGTCGCATCGGCGGCACGAACTACGTCTCCCCGAGCCCGGACCAAGCGCTCGTGACCTCGTACACCATTCCGGTGCCGAGCGTCTTCGACGTGGACCCTAGCACGGGGTCGGCCTGGGCCTCGCAGGCGGCGGTCAACGCGGCGGAGTTCGGGCCGAAGCTGGTCGCGTAGCCCATGCCTGTTGTTAGCAGCACCGGGTCTTCCGGTCACACGTCGGCAGCGTCTGCTGCGAGTTTGACGTTCCCCCATACGTCAAACGGTGACCCGCTCTTCGTGTTCATCGAAGGGAACCCTCCTCCCGCGTCATTTTCAGTGACGTACGGGGGCGTGCCGCTGACGTTGTTAGGGACGGGGACGGTGACGGTGCGCTTTGAAGTGCATATGTTGCCGAGTCCCACGCCCGGCACGGCCAATGTGGTCATTACGCCTTCCGCCAGCGCGTTTATGACCGCTGGGGCGTTCAACGTGTCCGGGGTGGACCTGGATGGTCCGCTGCGAAATCTCACCTTCGCGTCCGGAAGTGGCACGACGCCGAGCGTCACGGTGCCCAGTGCTGTGGGGGACCTTGTCGTCGCGATGGTGCTGACGAGCGTCGCCATCACGTTCACACCGGGCGCAGGCCAAACCGGAATATGGGCGCAAAACGGGGTGAATACCCACCAGAGCGCCGGGAGTTCCAAGGCTGGTGCCGCGTCGGTGGTGATGTCCTCGACGTTGTCGGGGTCGAGTGGGTGGTGGACGGCGGGCTTCTCGATTCCCGCCGACGGCACGGTGCCTGGGAACAGTGCCCGGGTATCGAAGAGCAATATCGACGTGCTGCAGCAGCAGGCGTTGAACCCGATTGCGCGCGTCACGAAGACCTCGATAGATGTGCTGCAGCGCCAAGCGGTGAACCCGAGCGCACGGGTGTCGAAGACGTCGATTGACGTGCTGCAAACGCAGGGCTCGCTGAACCCGGTGGCGCGGGTGTCGAAGACGTCCATCGACGTGCTGGTTCTACAGGCGCCGGTCGGCGGCGAAACCGTGCAGGTGGTGTGGCAGTGAGCAGCCACACCGCCTACCCGCAGTTCCAGCACTACGGCACCCGCGCCGAGCGGCTGGCGTTTCTGCCGCAGCCGCCGTCCGGGGTGCGCGTCATCTACCAGTGGCGCGAGACGGACACGGGCGAGACGTGGATTTTCGATACCGCGTGGCACCAACAGGCCGCGAATGGCGCTCCGGGGCCGGAAGGGCCTCAGGGTCCGCCGGGGCCGACTGGTCCGCCCGGGAGCGGCACGACGTTGCCGACCGCCGAGATAGGACAGGTGCTCATCTCGCAAGGCGAGGACGAGCAGCCCGTCTTCTCGGAAACCATCGAAGTCACCGACGCCTACGTCGCTAATAGCGTGGAGGCGGGCAAGCTCATCGCGTCCTTCGGCACGCTGCCTAGTGTCCCGGGAGGCCTCCCGGTGTTCGACAACAGCAAGCTGGAAGGCGCGCTGGTCAACATCAACGATAGCGCCGTCGCCACGCCGGGAGCGGTGGTGGTCGGTGGCGGCACGCACCGGGTTCTGGCTCGCTTCGACGGTGTGAACTGGATTGTCGTCGGCGGCGAAGCGGGCGCCGGGGCTGGTGCTGCACTGCCGACTGCGGCTCTCGGCAAGGCGCTCATTTCGCAGGGCGACGGCGTGCCGCCTGTGTTCAGCGAGTCGGTGCTACTGGAGGGGCCAAGCAACGCGCTGACGCTGCGGGGACAGCCCGACCGTGGTGTGCGGCTTCACGCGCATCAGTTCAACGGAGCCTTGTATATCGGGAGCGTGCTCCAGCCTACGGCTCCAGAGCTTCTGGTGCAACCCGGCCTCTACGCTGGACGCCCGTATGTGCAGGTGTCTCCCACCTTACCGGGAGTCTTGTTTCTTGCGTCGTTGGTGGACCCGGCCAGCGGGATACGGCTTGCGCTGCAAGGTAGCGGTGTCGTCCCGATACAGCTCGGACGTACGCTGGACGAAACAGTCGCGATAGCCGCCGCGTCCGGTGCTCGCGTCGAAGTCTGGCCTGCGACTGGACAAGTAGACCCGGTGCTCGCGGCCGTCGTGCCAGGAGGGGCGAGTCGGACGTGGTGGGTGATGCCCGACGGGAAGATGTTCTTCGTTCCCGGCGCAGGCATCGACGCGAGCGCCATCATCAGCGGCGTCATCGCGGACGCGTTACTGTCGCCCAACGTGGCGCTCCTTGACCGGGGCGGTCAGATATTTACCGGGCATCAGACTCTGCGCGGCGGGCTGACCGTCGAGCCCGAGCAGCTACGCGTCAACGCGTGGGCCGTCTTCGAGCAGATTGCGTGGTTCGGTAAGCTCACGAACCCTACGCAGTTCGCGGTCTACAACGACGGGGAGTTCGCGTTTCGCGTCGTGCATCACACGACGAGCGGCGATGTCTACGCCAACCTCTTCGACTTCTACCTTGATAAAAGTGCGCGGTCCTACGGTAACCTGACTGTTGACGGGTTCGTGCGCGCCACGGGTGGACTCGACCTCCCGGAAGGGATTCCGCCCGCCCCGCCCGCCGACACCGCTCGTCTCTACGCGCTCGACGTGAACGGCTTCACCCAAGTCGAGATTGTGGACGACGCCGACAACGTGGTGCGGCTCGCCAGCGACAACGTGGTCATCTGCAAGGTGGCCCAAGCGAACCCAGGCGTTCCGCGCGGTGCAGGTGTCTACATCTCTGGCGCGGCTGGCGCGAATGCGCTGGTCAAGCTCGCCCGCGCCGACGACATCAATACGATGCCCTGCATCGGGCTGGCGCTGGACTCGGGCACGAACAACCAGTTCATCCGGGTGTTGACGACCGGGACGATGGCGCAGGTGGCGACCGCTGCGTTCCCCGAAGGCGCGTCCCTGTTCGTGTCGCCCACCGTGGCGGGTGGCTTCACGACTACGCTGCCGGAAGCTCCCGCCTACGCCCAGCGGGTCGGCTTCGTCACGCGCAGCCACGCGAATCAGGGCGAGATTCTGGTGATGACGACGGGGGTCGCCGCGCCGCCCCGGCTGCACGCCGAGACACACGCAGCGGGTGGCACCGACCCGGTGGCGGTGACGGCGCTGGCAGGCTATCCAGGCGACACGGCGACCTACCTGCGAGCGGACGGGACGTTCGCACCCGTCGCTGGCACGCCCGGAGAAGAGGGGCCACAGGGACCGCCGGGACCTCCCGGCGCTGACGGCGCTGACAGCACGGTGCCTGGGCCGGAAGGGCCGCAGGGTCTACCGGGAGAAGACGGCGAGGATGGCGCACCGGGAGCGGAAGGGCCACCGGGTCCGAAGGGGGACAAGGGGGACACTGGAAACACTGGAGCGCCTGGGACGCCCGCTGACCAGACTGCCACTTACCTGACGCAAGCCGCCGAGCGCGCCAAGCTGCCGGGGTCGTTCCGCTTGACGGCGGGCGCTGGCGTAGCGCTCACGCCGAGCGGTGCGGACCTACAGGTCAGTGCGACGGGCGCCGCTGCGGCACATCACGCGACCCATGAACCGGGCGGGACGGACGCGCTCGTCAACAGCGTGTGGACGAACGTCGCCAACGTCTTCACGAAAGCGTTCGCGTCGTTCGCGCACGCGATTCAGGTGAAGGCCGCGCTTCCGCTGGTGTCGATGCTGGAGGAGGCGGCACCGCCAAATAGCCGGTTGTGGCGCATTTTCGCGAACGCATCGTCCCTGTTTATTCAGGCGACCAACGACGACGACGCGTCCGCTACTGGCAACGTATCGATGAGTCGAACAGGCGTGCTGTCTGTTCCTGCAGGACTCGGTGCGACCCCACTGAACGCAAGCCAGCTGACGAGCGGTGCCGTGCCGGATGCGCGGCTGTCTGCGAACGTGGCGCTCAAGAGTCCCGCGAATATCTTTGAAGGGGAACACGTTTTCCAAGGTCATGGCACCGGGGGAATCGTGGTGACCGAATTGGACTCTGGGGCCAGTTTCCGGTTAATCAGCTACGCCAACGCGTTCTACGTCTATGACAATGCTGTTGGCGGTTTGCTGACGGTTGACCGGACGACAGGCAATCTCGGTATTCGCGGGACGATGATTAGTGGAAGCGTCCCCGATGCGCGGCTCTCCGCGAACGTGGCGCTGCGGAACGTTGACAACAGCTTCGTCGCGCAGACGCTGGCGACTGGAACGACCGTTCGTGGCGCCAACACGTTGTTCGCCTTAATCGCAGACGCTGCAGCTGCGGACGCGAAGGTGTCGCGAATTTTGAATTACGGGGACGGGCTCCTGCGGATAGAGCTCCTGAACGACGCGATGACTGTCATTCAGGCGGCCTACTATTTTCAACGGGATGGCAGGTTCACGGCGGCAGCAGCCACGATTGGTGGGTTGAACATCGCGACCAATGGTGTCCAGTTCCCGGTCACGACCGCGAATCCAAGTGCTGACCCCAAGACGTTAGACGACTATCGCGAAGAGGTATGGTATCCGCGCATCGAGGGCGGCTCCGGTGCGTCAGGTCAGGTTTACGGATTCCAGCAAGGGTTATGCGTCAAGGTGGGGGGCCTCGTGACATTCAACGGGGCCGTGAACCTGACGAATAAAGGCGCGATGAGCGGTGGGCTTCGTCTTGCGGGGTTCCCGTTCGAGCATTCAGGCAGAGTCAACAGCGGCGCTCCGGTGGGCTATTTCGCTGGGCTCACCGTTGCGGCCGGGTCGATGAGTGTCATCTTTGCGCCAGGGCAGAGTTACGCGAGTCTCTACTACACACCGGCTGGTGCTGGCAATATGACAACGCTCGACCAGAGTCAGATTGCGGTCAACGGCTTCACCCTCTACTTCAACTTCTCGTTCCCCGTCAACGGAGTGTAGCGATGGCGATTGTGCAAGCCGGAAAGCAGTTCTCGAACATCCAGTTGAAGGACGCCGCCGGGGCGACCGCGACCGCCATCCGCGACAGCATCCAGAACGGCATGGACCTGAAGGTCCAGCTGGAGTCCTGGCCCGATGCGGACCTGATAGAGCTGGGGCTGACGCAGCCGGAAATCGACGCCATGAAGGGCTTCTTCGTGGGGGACCTCCCGGCACTCGCGACGCAGCTACAGGCTTCGACGTGGTTGAAGCAGCTCTTGGGGTTAGGCGTCTAACCATGGTCCGCGAGGCGCCGACCCGACGTCCGGAGCGGCCGCCGCGTGCGCCGCGCCCGGCGTCGCATCCGGCGGCGTCGGTGCTGGTGGCGTTCGACCACGAAAACCGGCTGCGGGTCCTGGAAGGCCAACCGCCGTTGGAGCTGTTCGAGTTTCTGCGTCAGACCCGGTTGGGGGTGTAGATGGTGCGCGAGGCGACGCTGGACGACGTACCGCAGCTGGTGGAGATGGGCGTGCGGTTCGTGACGGAGACGTCCTATATCTCGCACATGCGTGTGTGTCGCGAGCGCATCGAGTCCAGCGCGGCTCGGCTGGTAACGGGCCCTGACAGCGTCGTCTACGTGCATGAACGCAACGGGAAGCTCAACGGGATGATTGGCATGATGAGCCTTCCGCACCTGTGGGACGGTGACCTGTTGGCGGCGGAGATGGCGTGGTGGGTCGAGCCCGAGGCGCGCACCGGGCTTGCGGGTGTGCGGTTGCTGCGCGCAGCGGAACGGTGGGCGTTCTTCATCGGGGCGACGCGCCTCGTGCTGGTGGCGCCCAACGACCGGGTGGAAGCGTTCTACGTTCGCGCCGGGTACGAGAAGGTCGAGACGTCGTATCAGAAGGTCTTGAGGAGGGCAGCGTAAATGGCCGCAATTAGCACGGGCGCACTTATCGCCATCTCGGCTATCAGCGCTGGCACCAAAGTCACCAGCGCCTACATGCAGAGCCGGGCGAACAACAAGGCAATCGAGGCGCAGGAGAAGGCGTCCAAGGAGGCGCTGGCCTTTGAGCAGAAGCAGTTGGAGCAGTCCAGGGCCGACGCCCAGCCGTTCCGGGACTACACGCTCGCGCAGCTGGGCCTGGGCGGTGCAGGTGGTACCGGCGCGACGGCGACGGGTACGCCGGTCGGCGCCGGGGTGCGGTTCACGGGGCCGACGCCCGACATGATGCGGACCATGTTTCCGAAGGAACGGGCGGTGCCCGGTCTGACGCGCGACGCGCGCGGTGGGCGCATCGGGCCGCCGATTCCGTCGTACACCGTGGCGCAGCTGTCTGGGCGTGACCCGGCCTACTCGAACTACGCCGGAGCGCCGCCGGTCGCGCAAACGCCCGGCACGCCAGTCGGGCAGGAGCCTGGGACCCCTGGTGCGCTGCCCGGAGACGTGCCGCTCAGCGCGATGACCGCCCCGAACGACAACTACGACGAGGGCTACAACACGCCCTACAACGAGCCGTCGAACATCGTGCCGCCGCTCTACTACGTCGGCGCGCCGCCGCCGCCACCCGCGCCGACCGCGTAACCGCTGCTGACGAGAAGGACATACCGATGCCGACCCTGACCGAAATCATCAATTCCTATAACCCGGACGCGAACCCGGATATGCCCTACGTCCAGGGTGGGGATACGGGCGGCTGGCTCGACGGGGTCGGGGAGACACTTGGCCCTGGGAGCAGCATCACGAAGGCCCAGGCGCAGAACTACTACAACGACGCCCTGAAGCAATTCAGCAAGGGCGACGTGGACGACTTCCTGGCGCGCAACAAGAACGACTACAACCGCATCGTGGAGGCGCTCAAGTCCGAGTGGGGCGGCGCGGGCGCGGGTCTGTCGCGCGAGCAGAGCGGCCAGATGCAGTCGCAGGGCTACAGCTTTACGGACAGCCCTGGGATGACCTGGACGAGCCCGACCGGGAAGGTCGGCACGTCGTACAACACCAGCGAGTCCGGCGTGCCGTTCAGAGCTGGGGCTGGGGCGAACATTCCACAGGGCTGGTGGAACGAGGGCGGCAGCGGCAGTGGCGGTGGTGGTGGTGGGGGCAGCGACGTCGCCCGGATGTACGGCAGCAGCGGCGCGTACAGCAGCGTGCCCGGGAGCAGCAGCGGCTACGAGAGCGGCGTGGCGGCGCAGAACGCGCTCCTGGGCGACTTCGGGAACACGCCCGACTGGATGCGGCCGTTCACGGAGCAGTTCGAGGCTCCGACCGAGGAAGAGGCGCGGCTGGACCCTGGGTGGGAGTTCCGGCTGGCCGAGGGCGAGAAAGCGCGCCAGCGCGCGGCGGCCGCCAAGGGCACGTTGCTGACCGGCGGCACGGCGAAGGCGCTCGAACGCTACGCCCAGGACTACAGCAGCGAGGAGTACGACAAGGTCTACGGCCGCGACCTGGACGAGTACATGAAGCGCTACGGCATCTTCCGGACGAACGAAGCCGACCGCTTCAATTCGCAGAGCCAGAACCGCGCCGCGAACCTGGGTATCTACAACTCCCAGTGGGACCAGGGCCGCACCGAGCGGATGGACGACTACGGGATGTGGCACGACCAGCAGACGATGACGCTGCAAGAGGCGCAGCTGCAGCAGAACATGGAGCGGATGCGGCTGGAAATCGCGGCCCGTCTGGGCTCGGCGGCGACGGCGAGCAACATCTCGAACATCATGCGGGAAATCGGCCAAATCAAGGCCGCAGGCGGCGTCGTGTCGGCGGACATCTGGTCGAGGCTCGTGGGTAGCTACGGGCTGGACATCGCCACCATCATTCGGGACTACGCCGGGTCCGGCGGTTCTGGTGACGACGGCGACGTGACCTAGTTGAGGGAGAGAACGACGTCATGGCATACACGGACTTTTCGATTCCCTCGCTGGCGCTGATGTCGAACGGGGCGGACGCGCAGCTGGACAACGCGCTAAGCGTGAGCACTCTCCTGCGCGGCCACGAACAGCAGCTCGCCGCGAAAGAGGCGGCGAAGCAGAAGGCTGAAGACGACAGACTCAAGCGTCAGGATGACGAGCTGCGCCGCCAGGATGCGGCGCAGGTGCGTACCGACTCGGCGGCCGCCCGCGCCGAGAAAATCAGGGCTGCAAAGCTAGAGCAGGACGTCATCAACGCGCTCAATCAACCTGGACCGGATGGGGCCCCGAATCGGAGCCCTCAGGCTGTCAAGAACATCATCATGGCCTATCCGGGTTCCGAGGCGATTGTTGAGCGCCACCTCCGTGGTGGGATAGCTGCTCAGAAGGCCGCTATCGAGACGCAGCGCGGCATGGTGGAGGCCGTGACGAACGAATTGGTCCCAGTGCTGTCTATTAAGGACCCTGTTCAGCAGCAGGCGGAGTGGGACAAGCTTCGCGCGGAGGCTATCAAAAATGGGCTTGTTCAGAACGAAGCTGTCATTCCTGTGAAGGTGGACCGCGACTGGATTATCAGCAAGCTCCGGTCGTTCGAGGGCACGAAAGCTCATCTGGATGCGCTGGAAAAGGAGCTAGAGGCCGACGAGAAGAAGAAGAACCCGTCCGTGGGTGACCTCGACAAGTGGCGCACCGCGATTGCGACGGAGATGGGCCACGCCAGGACCCCGGAGGACTGGGCGCGCGGCCGCGACGCGCTCTTGAAGATGCCGGGCTTCCCGGACAGCATGCGCGGGGTCATCGACGTACCGTTCAGTTCTGGCGCGGCTGAGAACTTCCTCACGAAGGGGTTGTCGCCCAACGAGTACTTCGCGCACAAGGACCGCGAGGCGGCGGCGCGCCGGGCGGCGGCCGGTGGCGGCGCGAAGGGTCGGAACGTGACCTCTGGGGACGCTGGCCGTCTCACGGAATTCGACTCGGCGTTGAGTGACGCCAGCGTGATTGACGAGATGCTGGCCGATAACCCGGAGGGCACCGGCTGGGTGCCTGGAACGGTCGTGAACACGCCCGGCTGGGTGACGCAGTTCACGGGGCTCGGGGAACAGGAGAAGGCGCGGCAGGCCACGATTGACCGCGTGAAGCAGGCCATCGGCAAGACGTTGGAGGGCGGCGTGCTCCGGAAGGAGGACGAGGTCAAGTACACCAAGATTCTGCCGACGATGTCCGACCAGCCCGAGATTGCGCTGGCGAAGATGCGCGGCCTGCGGGCGGCGCTAGAAGGCAAGCGCAGCGACTTCATGGCGAACCTGGAAGACGCCGGGTACGACGTGTCGCGGTTCCGCGCGCGTGACGAGCAGCGCAAAGCGACCGAAGCGGCGGCGGTTGAGGCGAAGCGGAAAGACAGAGCCGGTGAGGTGAACCCGAACGATGACCCACCGGAGGCGGTGAAGCGCCAGCTGAATCGAGCGCCTGCGGGCTCGATACGTGGAGATGGAACCCGTGGGTGGGTCAAGACGCCTTCTGGCGCGTATCGCCGGGTGAAATAGCATGCCGTCCCAGTTCAACCTGACGATTCCGTCGTCGCCCGGCTCGGCGCCGCCGGACTTCTCGATGTCGAGCCTGCTCGGTGGGGGCGAGGAGCCGCCCCCGCAGCAGTCGCAGGCTCCGGCCGCCGGTCCGCCACCGGACGAGATGCGGGACGAGGACGTCGTGGACATGGGGACCTACGATGGGCCTCCGTTGGACGACGCGCCTGCACCGCGCAACGCCGCCGTGCAGACGCTGGCGGACGTGACGGATGCCACGGCGCGGGGGCTTTACGACTTCGGTGCGGGCCTCTGGTCCACGGTGAACCCGGTGCCGCTGGTGATGGAGATTGCGCGGAGCTCGCAGGCGGACTGGGCCGAATTCGAGAAGTCCGCCCAGGCGGGTGACTACCCGACCGCGATGACGCACCTACTGCGTTCGCTGCCGCTCGCGCAGGCCGCGAAGATTGCGGGCGCGATTGGGCAGAAGCACATCGACACCCTGCGGCAGGCGCGCGAGGAGTGGAAGAAGGGCAACACGTCCGAGGCCTTCGGGTATGCGGCCGCGTCGGTGCTGCCGCTCATCGGGCCCGCTGCAGCGGTGACGGGCAAGCGTCTGGGCGACGGCGAAATCAGCTTCATGCGCGCGTTCGGAGAGGGCGCCGGGCTGGTGTTGCCGATTGCGTTGAAGGGGATTCAGGCCCCGGCCGTGGCGGGGCAGATAGCGCGGGCGAAGCAGCTGGGCGCCGGGATTCCTGGCGTGGTCAAGGCGGCGGTGCCGCTGTCCGCTAACGCGGCTGAGCGGGCGGCGGTGGCCGCGTTCGCGGACGCCAACGACATCGCGCTGAAGCCCGGCGAGCGCACGGGCAACCCGGTCATGCAAGGCATCGAGCAGCTCAACGAGAACACGTCGATGCTCGGCTCCATGGTGGGCACGATGAGTCGAGCTCAGCGTGCGACCAAGATGCAGGAGGCCGGAAAGCGGATAGGCGACCAGATTGCCCCTCTCGAAACGCCCCAGAGCGCGGGCGAGGCGGCCGGGCAGGCGATGGCGGCGGTGGACGTGAAGATTGGCGAGAAGTACCGCAAGGTCGGAGAGTCTATCGCCTCGCGCGTGGACCCGTTGTCGAAGACGGCGCTGCAAGCGGGCACGGACGTCTACGGGAAATTCAAGACCAAGCTGGAAGAGCTGGCGACGGTCCAGGATGAGAACTACGAGGCGTGGCGGGAGGGTATCAATGACCCGAAGTTCACGACCGAAGTGGTGGTCGGGTACGAGACGGGCACGATGCCGACGAGCCCTGGCTTCAGCAACTTGGCTCCGGCGACCGCGCGCGTCCCAATCACCGAGGCGGTGCAGCTACCGGTGTTTCTACAGAAGTCGAAGCGCCAGCTGACGGACGTCTACAAGTCCATCCTGGGCGACCCGCGCTGGACGCTCCCGCGTCGGCAAAACTCCCCGGCGTTCTCGGCTATCGAGCAGCTCGTGAACGGCCCTGACGTGGTCGGTATCGAGCACGCCGAGCAGATGCTGGGCGCGGTGAAGGAGCTGGCGCGCGAACACGGCGGCACGGCGAAGCGTGCGGTGCGCGAGCTGCAGCACGCCGTGGACTACACGATGAAGCAGGCCGACCCAAAGCTCTTCGAGGCGCTGGAGAAGGGCCGGGCGGCGACGAAGGCGTATCACGCCGCTGCGGAAGTCCTGGCCCAGATAAAGGGGCAGGCGACCCGGGCGAGGCATCCCGAGACGGGCCAGCCGGTCGTGACTATTACGGGCGAGGCGGCCAAACTACCCGAGCATCTGCTCGGGAAAGCGGACCAGACGCTGGAGCTGCTTCAGAGCGTGCTGAAGGAGACGCCGGAGGCCGCGCCCATCATCGGGCGGTGGTATCTGGATGACCTGTTTACCCCGGCCCTGGACGGCGGCTTCGACTTCCGGCGGGTGAACGATATGGCCCGGAAGTGGAACAATCTCGGCGTTGAATCAAAGCGGCTGCTCTACAAGGACCCGGGCACGTTGCGGCAGGTCGAGCTGCTGTTCACGCAGGCCCGGAAGGCGTCCGAGAAGGGGTTCGGTGACACGAACCCGTCGGCGGTGAAGGGCTTCGACGCGCTCGTGTTGCCGCGCGACACCGGCATTGAGCGACTGCAGGCGGTATCGAAGGTCGCCAAGGACGTGCCCGCCAAAATCGGTCGCGCATGGCTGGAGCAGGCGCTGACGAAGATGGGCGAGAAGGGCTTCGACATCCAGCACGGGCAGCGGCTCTTCACGAGCTGGAACGCGATGGGGCCGAAGACGAAGGCGATGCTGTTCGGCTCGAACGTGGAGAACCTGGACGCGTTCTTCCGGTTGGCGTCTGATGCGTCCTACCACGCGAATCCGAGCAAGACCGCGTTCATCTCCGGCCTGGGCGTGAAGATTGTGGGCGCGCTGGCGTTGAGTCCGGCGGTGGGCTATTCGGAGGTGGGTCAGGGCGTGCTAGCGGCCCTGCTGTGGAACCCGAAGTTCTCGAAGGCGCTGGTCGGGGCGATGAAGACCCCGAAGACGGCCCGGGCCGCGAGCGCGACTGCAGCGGCGCGGGTGATGAACATGATTCGTGACAGCGGGCTGGCGCGCCCGGGTGTGAACGCGGTCGTGCAGGACGACCAGCGCGGACGCGAAGACGCGGCCGTGGTGGACATGGGCACGTACGAAGAGCCGCCACCGCCAACCCCTGGTCAGTAGGAGACGCCCATGGCACTCGCTGCGATGTTCCCGACGCGCCAGTTCTTCGACAACGTGGGCAAGCCGCTCGACGGCGGCATGGTCTACACCTACCAAGCAGGCACCACGACGCCGCTGGTCAGCTGGGCTGACGCGAAGTATGTGGCGGCGCTGCCCAACCCGGTGATGCTCGACGGCGCGGGCCGCGCGCAGATTTTCCTGCTGCCGCGCGCCTACAAGCTCGCCGTGAAGGACAAGGGCAACGTCACGGTCGAGGTGATTGACAACTACCAAGGCCAG